TACCGTTCACCTTCACGCCCTCAATGACGTTAACCTGGGCATTGTCAGCAATGCCATCCAGCTTATCCTTCAGCCTATTGGTGAAGTCGTTGGTGGACAGGCCCTTGCCGTCCTCTTTCTCCACGTAGTCAGACAGGTCAACCGCCCAGTCGCCCACGCGCTCAACAGCGCCGTCGATGACCATGTACTCATCATAAACATCATCCGGCTCTTCCTCTTTTGGGACAAGATAAATATGCTTGTTTGCATCAGCCGCGCTGACATCGATGTCATCAACGCTATCAACCTTTTCCAACGTCAGACCAGCGTCAGCCAACTGCCGTGCAACAGTTTCGCTAATCTTAACATCCGCTTCTGCCTTGGTGTAGACATTGTCCAAACGGGAGTTGACGGTCTGCATTTGGCTATCCAGCGAAGACACCAAATAAATCAGACCGCTCTTGTCGTCTCCCACAATGTTTTGAAGACTGGCAATAACGCGGTTGGCATTAGCCAATTCAATGGCTGTTGCAGGCTCAAACCACTCAAGGGCGCCGCCAGCAGTTTTGCGCACAGAGTAGCCCGCTTGGGCTTCGGGGAAACCAGCGAGCGCGATGCGACCAACACCATCAATTTTGATAGACAGGTTATCGACATCGACATCAATGGCGCCACCGCCGACGTATTTTAAGTCATTCCAGCGAGTGACTCCGTTGCCGATTTTCAGCTTACCAGTGTCCAGTTCATAGCCAGGCTCACCAGCTTCGAGCAAAATGTTCTTAGCAGTCCAGTCAGCGGAGTTGCCACGCTTGAATTTAATGATAGTATTGACAACTACCTCAGCCATAGCAACCTCCTAAGTGATTAAATTGTACCACCGTCGTAAACGACGACAGTAGATTAAGGCGTGTCACCAATGTATCCGCCATCATAAATGTGGGTATCATCCGGGTTTACCCCACCGCCACCAGAGCTTCCCGCAGGCACGGGTTTCCACTCTTTCTTGCTGTTCAGGGCATAGACTTCCCCAGTATTTATGATGTAACAACGGCTACCCATGATGACCCCACGCACGTCAATTTTGTCCATGTCGGACTTCTCGTCAACCTCAAAAGTCTTGTATGGAACATTGGCACTGTGGCCAATCTTCTTGAGAATAGAAGCCATTATTTCACCACCTTGAATTTTGAGTCGTGGTCATCTGCTAATAAAAAGTAGAGTTTTGGTCGCAAGAGTTTACTTTTTGGTGACATACTTGAAAAATCGAAAATTGGAGGTAGTTTTATGGATGTTAAACAGATAAATCAGAGTAAAGGAGAACAGCGTGTAGCCCAAATTTTGGAAGCCGCGCGAATTGCTTATGTTACGGAAAAGACATTCCACGATTTGAAACAAGGGAAGTATCGATTTGACTTTTATTTGCCAAAAAAGAACATATGTATTGAGTTCGATGGCGCTCAGCACTTCGAGTTCGTTGGGAAATTTCATCGAACTCGCGCTGACTTCACCAAGCAACAAGGCCATGACCGTCAGAAAAACTCATACTGTTTGGCGCATAACATCCCTCTTTACCGTATTCCATACTGGGATATGGATAAACTTAACATAATCTCTGACTTGTTCTGCGAGCGCTACCTCGTCAAATCTCGATGGCATAATGATGAAATTTGGCGAGTTCATAAAAATAAGTGAGCGCTGCTATTCAAACTCTACTTAGAGAAGGAGGTGAGTTAAATTGGATGTTGGTAAAATCTGCGACTACATTATCCTCGTAAGTGCCGTACTGATTGCGATTAAGAATATCTATGAGTTTTTCGCAAAGCCGACTTCTGTCTTTAAGTCGAAGCGCGCGAAGGCATTTCGTGAGCAGATTGGAGAAGTCGTGGCAGAGAAAACCAAAGAGGCAATCACTAAATATGATGAAGAGATTAGTGTGAAGATGGAGCAAGAGCATAGCGCGATTAAAGAGACAATTAAGAGCGAGGTTTTTAGTGAGATTAAACCTGCGCTCGATGCCATTATCGCGCAAAACGATGCTCAGAACGAATCCATCAAAATCTTGACATCAAGTAGCAAGGATATGCTACGTCAGCGGATAATAACTATTTATCAGGCCAATAAGCGTGAACGGTCTCTCAGTTATAACGATAATGAGATTCTTCAGGAATTATACAAAGACTATAAGGCGCAAGGTGGTAATAGTTACATTGATAAATATTATGGGCGGATGAGTAAGTGGGAGATTCGTACCGATGATTATGACGATGAAGTGGTATAACTACAAAAATTAGAGAAGAAGTTAAATTTGACTTCTTCTCTTATTTTATTTATAATTTATTTAGATTAAAAATAGGAGTGGTATAATGATTGTACTTGTGGTACTACTCTTTTCCATTTTAATCTTTTTGTGTTATTGGATTTATAAATTAAGAAATAATCAACTTGTTTCCTTTGATAAAGTAATCAACGAAAAACAAAAGACAATAGATGAAATGGAAACGAGTAAGAATGTTCTTAAAAATTCGTTAATTTCTCTTGGTAATCGCGCTGCCAAAGAAGCACAAGAATTGAATGAAACTTATGCTTCAATGGAAGTAATGCTGACAGAAGCTATGTTTAATCGAGTAGATAAATATCGTGAGGAAATACTTGAAAAGGCAAGGCAATCAGTTAGTACTCAAATCGAAGAAGAAAAGACACAGCGCCAAGAAGAAATTAACCAACTCGAACAATATAAGTTAGCAAAACGTCTTGAACTTGGCAAAATTCTTGACGAACTATCTACTCAGCGCGCTGCCATCGAAGCAATCAACAAAGACATACTTAGTCGGCGCGCCCTCGAAGAAAAACAAGACTTCTATCGTGTTTGTTTACCTAACGACGCAATAGGTGACATTCAATTACTCATGTCTATCCGTCCAAACTTGACAAAGCGTGAAAATTTGGATAAAATGATTTATGATAATTACGTTGCCAAACCAACTTTGGAAATGATAAAGCGAGTTTTGGAGGGCCGGGCGCCGAGTGGCATTTACAAGATAACTCGTCTTAAAACGGGCGAAGTTTATATTGGTCGTAGCACTGATGTAAAATCCCGTTGGCAACAACATATCAAAACTGCTTTTGGCTGTGGGACAATCGCGCACTCAATTCTCCACCGCACAATGGAAAAAGATGGAATTGAAAATTTCACTTTTGAACTCGTTGAAGAATGCCCAAAGGAGAAACTCGGAGAACGCGAGAAATTCTGGATTGATTTCTATGGCTCAAAGCAATATGGCCTAAACGAAAAGGCCGGTGGATAGAAGTGTATCGGCTATCATACACTTCCTTACTCAAATCTAATTGGTAAGCCAAGGAGAAAGTTATGGAACTTAGCGCAATTCAAAAACAAATTGTCACAACTGATGCAAGTCAAGTAGTCGTTGTGGCGGCCGCGGCAGCAGGTAAGACACGGGTTCTTACAGAAAGAGTTCGTTATCTACTGAATGATAAAAAGGTTGACCCAAGCAAAATTGTGGTTATCACCTTTACGAACGCTGCGGCAGAGGAACTCGCCACGCGGCTTGGACATCCTCAAGGTCTGTTCATTGGAACTATCCATTCCTACGCAAATGGTCTTTTGCTTGCGGCAGGAGTTGATACGTCTAAATATTTGAGCGAAGAAAAATTCGACGAGCTGTTCCGCCTTGTTAAGAAGAATCCTCAGTGCATTAAATCTGTTGAGCACCTTCTGCTTGACGAGGCACAAGATAGCACGCCGGAGCAATTTCAATTCTTGCTCGACATGGTTCTTCCCGATAACTATATGCTTGTTGGGGATTATCGTCAGTCTATTTATCGGTTTGCTGGCGCCACCCCGGATTATCTGCTTGAGTTGATTGAAGACCCGGCAGTAACCACATACGACCTCAACGAAAACTATCGTAATGGTTCAAGAATTTTGGACTACGGGCGCCGGCTGATTAACATGGCTGGGTATGAGTACATCGACTACAGTATCGCTATGGCGCCGTATGACGGTCAAGTGATTGAAACTCCGTACTCTGCGCGAGCCATCGCTGAATCCATTAAGCGACGCATTGAGAGCGGGAAGGCTACTTACGGAAGTTGGTTCGTTCTTTGCCGCACAAATGCCCAGGTTGATGATGTATGCTGGGCGCTAAAAAACGAAAAAATTCCATACGACACTTTCAAGCGCGCGCAACTCGACCAAAACGAGTTCAATAAGAAGATGGAAGAAGATACAGTGAAGGTACTTACCATCCACACTTCCAAAGGTCTTGAGGCTGACAACGTAATCGTAGTCGGCGCGAGGTTCTTCAACGTTGAGGAAAAGTGCATCAATTACGTGGCGGCAACCCGCGCGAAGAAGTTGCTTGTCTGGACACAAAACGCCAAGCGCAATCCTGGCCGGAATGTTATCCGTACTACCAACTGGGATTAAACGCAAGACAGGAGAAGTCAAATTTGACTTTTCCTGTTTTCTTTGATATAATTATTTTATAAGATAGATTGGAGGTAAAAGCATGGAGACAAAACAACAGTCCTATGGCGCAAAAGATATTGTCTCTCTGTCTTCCGGCGCGGCGTTCCGTGAGAAAATCGGAATGTATCTTAGCGCCGACCGGCAGGAAGCAATCAATCTCGGTTTGCGCGAACTGATTGTGAATGTTCAGGATGAATATGAAGTCTTCAAACCGACGAACCCGTATGTGAAGATTAGTCTCAACAGCAAGTCAAAAGAAATTTGCGTTGAGGACAATATGCGCGGCATCCCGGTTGGTGTGCGCGATGATGGAATTAACTCTCTTACCGCCGCCTTCCTCATTCCCCATTCTGGCGGAAAACACAGAGAGGGTGTTTACTCCAGCGCAATCGGTATCAATGGCGAAGGAAACAAGGTTGTATGCCATACTGCAAAGTGGCTGGAAGTAAGAGTGAAGCGTGATGGGGAGATTTGGTTTCAGCGCTTTGAAAGTACTTCAGAAGGCGCAACCCCGACAGAAGACGTTAAGTCGGTTGGTAAGTACACTGGACAGACGGGAACGACGGTGACCTATGTACCTGACCCGGAAGTATATGGTGATGTATTCATCAATGTTCCTGCGCTACGGCAGATGTTGATGGAAATGTCCTACTTCGCGCGCGGCCTTAAAATCATGCTGGTAGTTGATGGAAAAGAGGAAACTTTCTTGTCGAAGAATGGCCTGATTGACGGGCTGACAAACGAGCGGGCGCTAAGTAAGCCATTCTCCTACTTTTATGAGACTGATGATTGTAAAGTTGAATTGGCTTTGCAGTGGGTCAGCGCGAAAGGCGCCGTCAAAGGTTACGCCAACGGTTTGTATATGCCAGAGGGCGGCGCTTTTATCACCGGCTTTAAGACTTCTCTGACACGCACATTTAATTCTCTGGCAAAAAAGAACTACGACGGCGATACAATTCGTGATGTACTGGACGGATTTGTCTCTGTTAAGGTAAAAGTCGGTCAGTTCTCAAACCAAGCGAAGACCGCACTTGCAAATCCTGAAGCACGGACAGCTACAAGTGCGGCTATTTCTGCTGCTTTGAAAGAGTTTGCGGTGAAGCGAAAGGGCGACTTTGAAAAGGTCGTTGAACTGCTTACGAAAGTAGAAAAAGCAGAAGCGGCGGCGGAGCGCGCGAGGAAGCAAGTTCTGGACGCAACACGCGATATCGAGAAGAACCAAAAGAAAAAGGTTTTCAACTCTGACAAGTTGAAGGATGCCGAGTATCTTGGACAGAACTCGATTTTACTGATTTGCGAGGGTGATAGCGCGTTGGGTGGTATGTCGCTGGCGCGCGATGAAAAGAAGTATGGTTTGCTCGCTATCCGCGGAAAAATCATCAACTGCTTGGCGCATCCCGAAGAAAAAATCTTCCAGAACGAAGAAATTAAGGTTCTGTTGAGCGCGCTTAACATCATTCCTGGGAAGTATAACGCGAGTAAATTGCGTTATGGGAAGTTGGGTATCTGTACGGATTCGGATTCAGATGGCTATCATATCGGTCTACTGATTATGGCCGCTATGTACTACCTCGCACCCGACTTCATCAAAGAAGGAAGATTGTGCTGGTTGCGCTCTCCCCTCTACATCGTAACCAACGGCAACAAACGTTCCTATTACTTCAATGATGAAGAGATGAACGCGGCGCGCAGCACAATTCACGGAACTATCACCCGTGCGAAGGGTCTCGGCGCTCTCGAACCGGAGGAAGCTCATGAATCTATGTTCACTGAACAGTATCAGCGTTTGGATACATTGGAATACTCCGAAGAAGCGATGGCTCTTCTTCTCCAGTTGATGGGGCCAGATGTGGCTCCGCGCAAAGACTTCATCTTCTCCAAAGTTGATTTTAGTGAGGTAGCCGAATAAGGCTACCTCACAAATTTGCTTTTTAGGAGAAAATCTGATATACTATAAATAAAGTAAAGAAAAGGAGTGAGATAATGGATTTACTCCCTGTAATTGAACAGTCATTCACTCAATACAGCGGCGCCGTGTTGCAGTCGCGCGCCCTGGTTGATGTTCGTGACTGTTTGAAGCCATCGGCGCGACAGGTCTTCTATTCGATGTATCTGAACAAGCTGACGGCTGATAAACCATTCAAAAAGACAAACAACGCCGTGGGTCTTGCGATGGTTGACTTCTACATTCACGGCGACGCTTCATGCGAAGGAATCATCTATCGCGCGGGGCAGAATTTTGCTATGCGCTACCCTCTGACCGAGATTCATGGTAATGGTGGTACAATTCAGAAAAGTGGTAACTGGGCCGCGCCGCGTTACACTTCTGCTCGTCTCGGTCGTCCTTGCGAAGCACTGTTTGCGGACATTAAGAAGGATACGATTGAGGAATGGCGCGATAACTACGAAGATACCAAACAATATCCCGCCGTTCTCCCCACCAAGGGGTTCTACAACATCGTCAACGGTACGATGGGTATTGGTATCGGCGCGGCGTCAAGTATTCCCCAGTTCAATCTGAATGACGTTAACAAGGCGCTGGAGATTTTGCTTTTGAACCCTGATTGTTCTTTTGATGAAATCTACTGCGCGCCCGACTTCGCAACCGGCGCGATTCTCCTGAATGAGAGTGAGGTAAAAGAATCGCTCAAAAAGGGAGAAGGCTTTGCCTGTAAGCTGAGGTCTGTTGTGGAATACGACACGGGCGAGCGGTGTTTCACGGTAAAAGAAATCCCATTCAGTGTTTACACCGAAACGATTTGCGGTGAACTTGACGAAGTTTTGGTAAGTGAGGAAAATCCTGGGATTGATAGGTATAATGACCTGTCCGGCGCGAAGCCAAACATCAAGATTTACCTCACAAAGAAGGCAAATCCCGACAAGGTTCTTCGCTATCTCTACAAGAACACCTCTCTCCAGTACTTCTATGGTATCAACATGACAATGCTGGATAATGGACGTTTTCCCAAAGTCTTCACTTGGAAACAAGCTCTCCAAGCACACATCGACCATGAGAAGATTGTCTATCGGCGCGGTTTCGAGTTTGACCTTATTAAGATTATGGATAGAATCCATATCATCGACGGATTGTTGATTGCACTGGCAAGTATTGACGAGGTTGTCCACACCATCAAAAACTCCGCATCCAGCGCCGCGGCAAAAGACGCCTTGATATCTAAGTTCCTGCTCGACGAACCCCAAGCCAAAGCTATCCTCGATATGAAGCTGAGTCGCTTGGCGCATTTGGAGGTTCAAAAGCTGGAGGACGAAAAGACTTCTTTGGTGAAGGAACAGGAAAGAATCAACGCGATTCTTAACGATGTCAATCTGTTTAATCAGGAATTGGTGAAGGGTTGGCGCGATGTGGCAAAGCGTTTTGGCGACGAGCGGCGCACAAAGGTACTGAACGTCGAAAAGGAAGAGGACGAACCAACAGAGATTCGCTCTCTCCAGCTTTCCCTCACTAATAAGAACGCCATTTTTATGAGTGAGACTTCTTCTCTTTACACTCAGCGCCGTAACGGTGTAGGAACAAAGCTGAAGTTAGACGCGGGTGAATATGTAGTAGCAACGCGCGCGGTGCAATCCAATGAAGAAATTTTGTTCTTCTCTAAGAGCGGAATCTTCTATCATTGCGCTGCCTCTGCCGTTACAACAGGTGAGAAGGTTTCCCTGTACACCCTCATAAGTCTCCCTGACACAGAACAAATCTGCGCTGCTACATCCATCAACAAGAAAGCCGAAGTTCCATATATCCTCTTCTTCACGAAGAATGGTTTGTGCAAGAAGTCTGAAATGACTGAGTACAACATTCGTAGAAACGGAGGGGTGCGCGCCATCACTCTTGACGAGAACGATGAAATCGTCAATGTAATCTTCACCGACAAGGCGCGAGTTGGTATCCTGACACATGAAGGCAACTTCTTGCTGATTGAAACCGGCGATATTCGTCCTCTGAGCCGTATCGCCAAAGGAATCCGCGCAATCAAGCTGAATGATGAAGATTACGTAGTCAGCGCAAAGGTCGTCCCTGCACAGACGTTGAACATCGTATCTGTCACAAAACAGGGCCTCATCAAAATGACAGCCGGCGCGGAGTTCTTCCCACAATCCAAGAATACGAAAGGCGGAAAAATTCAAAAAACTGCCGACACTGACTGGATGGCAGACTTCCTCCCCATTATCGAGGAAAAGCAAATCCTTATCTCCGCCACCGCTTCAAGCCTTAAAATCTCTGTCACCGACATTCCCTCTCTCTCCAAGACAGCGCAAGGCAATAAATCTATCAAACTTGGAGGTTCGGATAATGTCGTATCCCTTACCGCTGGGTAATGGTTTCATAGATTTACGGATAATGCGCAGGAAGAACTTCGAGTTCTTCCGTGCGCGACCTCATCTGATAGGTAGTATCGTCTTAGTCCAAGATTACGTCGTCAGAACGATTGGTGATACAGAAATTGAAATTCCTGCTCTCCTTTGTTGCTACGATGGACACAACTGGTGCGAACTAAGCGATGACCAATTTGAGAGAACCCAACCCGAAACTTGAAACTTTCCAAAAATTCAGCTATAATTTATCCAGAAAGTGAGAGAAAGAGCGGCGCTCTCACCAAAATTCTTCGCTGGAAAGTGCCAACGAAAATTTGAAAAAATCCCAAAGTTCCGCTATAATAAGTTTGTAAGGTTGAGAAAGCCTTGCGAATAAATTCAAAATGCGTAGAAACGCAAAGGAGATTATGTTCTATGAAACTGACCGAAAAGAGCGCACAGGTGTATGATTACGTCAAGGCCAACGGCAACAAGGTGTCCGTCGACGAGCTGGTCACCGCCCTGGGCCGTCCCGCCCGTTCCATCAATGCCAACGTGACCGACCTGACCAAGAAGGGCCTGGCTGTCCGTGACAAGGTCGCCGGCGAGGGCGAGGATGCCAAGGACATCACCTACGTGGTGCTGACTCCCGAGGGCATCAACTTCACTCCCTCCGAGGACTGATAAAGCCCGCGGCGCCGGATAGTCTCGCTGTCCGGCGCCTTCTAACCCAAAGCCAACCAAAATTTTATTTATAAAAAGGAGAATGAACTATGCTTGAGAGTAAAGAGAACGCTGTGAAGATTGAGGGCATCCTGTCTGAGGTTGACATCAAGACCGGCTCTTTCCAGAAGAATGGCTCCACGATGGACAGCATCGGCGGCGTCATTAAAATCCGCGTGTCCCAGAAGATTAACAGCTCTGACGAGAAGCCGACCGAGCTGGAAATCCCTGTTCATATGTTCGCCAGCAAGCTGACCAACGCCGGCAAGCCCAATCCGGCCTACGAGTCCATCGAGCGCGTGATGAACGAGTATGTCTCCATCGCCGCCAGCGACATCGACCATGCCGACCGCGTGCGCATCACCCGCGGCTCCATCCAGATGAACGAGTACTACGGTCAGACCGGCAACCTGGTGTCCTTCCCCCGCATCAACGCCTCATTCGTGTCCAAGGTGAAGAAGGAGGACTGCAAGCCCGAAGCCACGTTCAGCGCCATCTTCGTCGTGGGCCAGAAGGGCTTTGTGACTGACAACGACGGTGTCGAGGACCCCAACCACTACAAGATTATGGGCATCCTGCCCCAGTACGGCGGCCGTGTGGACGTGGTCCCCATGTTCGCTACTGCCCAGGGCGTCATCGACGCGGTGAGCAGCTACTGGAACCAGGGCGACACCATCAAGGCCAATGGCCGGCTGAACTTCACTTCCCGCACCGAGACCGTTGTCATTCCTGTGGACTTCGGAGAGCCGCGCGAGGAAACTCGCACTATCAGCGTGAGCGAGCTGATTATCACCGGCGGCAGCACTACTCCTCTGGAGGGTGACTTCGCGTTCAATGACGACGACATCCAGAAGGGTCTGGCCGACCGCACCGCGCGGCTGGCTGAGGCCAAGGAGCGCGCCGCTCAGAAGGGCAAGCAGGGCAAGGCTCCTGCGTCCATTGGCGGCAAGTACGCTGACCTGGGCTTCTAAGATGCGGAGGTAGGGCTAAATGGCTATTGACATCTTCAACATTAAGCCCTCCGTCATCAGCAGAGACCTGCGTGGGAAATACGTACTTCTGTACGGTAAGGCGAAGAGCGGCAAGACTACTGCCGCCTGCGCCTTTCCCCATGCCCTGCTGTGCGCCTTCGAGAAAGGTTACAATGCCATTGGAGGCGTTATGGCGCAGGACATTACCAAGTGGTCTGACTTCAAGCTGGTGCTGCGCCAGTTGGAGAAGCCCGAAGCACATGACCTGTATGAAACCATCATCATCGACACGGTGAGTATCGCCTGGGATGCCTGTGAGCAGTTTGTGTGCGCGCAGAATAGCGTGCAGAAGATTACCGACATCCCCTGGGGCGGCGGCTATTCCGCCTGTAAGAAGGAGTTCGAGGGCGCGCTGCGGAAAATTACTCAAATGGGTTATGGCGTTGTGTTGATTTCGCATAACGCGGTGCGCATTGAGAAGAACGCGGCGGGCGAAGATGTGGAGATTATTTCTCCCGAACTGCCTAAGCGCGCGGCGGAAATCTGCAACGGCATCGTTGACATCATTGGCTACATCGGGAACGAGTATGTTGATGGTCAGGTTCAGCGGTGGCTGTATACGCGGGAAACTCCTACTCTGTTTGCCGGCTCTCGGTTCAAGTATCTGCCGCCTAAGATTAAGTTCGGATATGACGAACTGGTCGCGGCGATTGCTGAAGCAATCGAGAAGTCCGAAAAGCTGGACGGCGCCACCGTTGTTGACAAAGCCGAGACAACTGTAGCCGAGAAACTCGACTACAATGCTATCCGCGCCGAAGCTGAAAAGCTGTGGACTGCGCTGGTGTTGAAAGACCCGGAGAATCCCAACGAGGACAACGCCAAGCGCATTATGAAGCGGATTGAGATGGTCTTTGGTAAGGCGACCAAGTTGAGCGAAATCACGGAAGACCAGGTTGACCTGTATAACTTGGTCCTGCTGGATATGCGCGACCTCGCCAAAGAGCAGGGACTCGTGTAAATAGGATACGACCAGATAATGGCCCTCTCTTGTATAAGAGAGGGCCTTAAATTTGACTTTTGGGTTAAGTTGTGCTATAATTATAGTAGAAATAGTGAAAGAAGGTGTTCTCTTGGCGAAACATATCGTTCAATGTCGAACGTGTGGGTTGAAGTTTGACGCGACACCGGAGACAAAGGACATTGATTGGGTTGTGCCTACCGAGAGAATGTACTACCACAAGTCTTGCTATGAGAATTGGAAGAAGAATATGCAAGACCCAAAGGCGGACATGACTCCCAAACAGTGGTACGACAGTGCGCGCGAGTTCTTGGCGAAAGATGTACGCATGGATGTCGATTGGGAGAAATTTGCATCTCAATGGAAGACGTTTTTGCGCCCGTCGTATCGTCCAGAAATGACACCAAAGGGTATCTACTTTGCGATTAAGTATTATTTCGATGTGAAGCATGGGGATAAAGCTAAGGCGCAAGGTGGAATTGGGATTGTTCCGTACGTGTATGCTGAAAGTTGCCAGCACTGGGCGCTGCAAGAGCGCAGATGTGCGGGTATTATTGCGAAGATTACCGAGCAGGCGCGAGCGTACAGTGAGCAGGCCCACGTGGTTGTGAAAGGGAAGAAAAAAGAGAACCCGAACAAAAAGGCGCGATTCAGTCTGGATGAAGTGGAGGACGATTGATGACTGATAAAAATGTAATAAGGCAAGTGCTGGGCTGTCTTATGCACCGTCCTCAATTTTTGAGTGAGGTAGACAAGTACTCGCTCTTGCCCGGCGACTTCTCCAATCGTTTTGAGAAATACATTTTCATTGCGATTGATGGTTTGTATCGAAGTGGCGCGGTGTCCATAAGTCCTGTTGATGTTGTCAACTACATGGAGAGTAATGATGCGGCAAAAGCTGTGTTTGAGCAGTTCAACGGCATTGAGTATCTTCAAGACATTTTGGATTTGTCGTCTGCCGAGAACTTCAACTACTACTATACCAAACTGAAAAAGCTGAACCTGTTGCGCGATTTGAAGAAAAGTGGCTTTGATACAAGCGATTTCTATATTGAAGACCTAACTGATAAGCGCGCGGCAGAAGTTAATGCAGAATTTGAGCAACTGACCACAAAGGACATCACAGAAAGAGTTAAGATGAAACTTCTTCATCTGGAGAACACTTACTCACAGTCGGAAGAAGTAATGGTTGAATCTGCAAGTGATGGTTTTGATGAATTAGTTGAAGCGATTGGTGTTGAGATTGAGGTCGGGCGCCCACTGCAAGGTGAAATTTACACGCAAGTTATCAACGGTGCGATGAAAGGTACACTCACCATTCGTAGTGGTTCGAGCGGACTTGGTAAGACGCGCCAAGCTGTTGGTGATGCGTGTTTATTGGCTTATCCACTTAGATTTGAATGGGCTTCCAGAAAATGGGAGCAAGTTGGAACTGATGATAAGATTTTGTTCATCATCACAGAGCAAACAAAACAGCAAGTCCAGAAGATGATTCTTGCGTATTTAACTGGCATCAATGAAAGTCGGTTTAAGTACGGCCAGTTCACAAATGAGGAATGGGCCGTTATTCATACAGCGCAGGAAATAGTTAAAAAATACGCGGATAGATTCACTATCATCAAAATGCCAAATCCTACGATTGAATCGGTAAAAATGTTGGTGAGAGAGAATTGTTTGCTGAAGAACATTGACCATGTGTTCTATGACTACATCTTCATTGGGCCGGCGCTGTTGAGAGAGTTTACTGGCTTCAACCTACGCAATGATGAAGTGTTGTTGATGTTTGCAACTGCTTTGAAAGATTTGGCAGTTGAGCTGAATGTCACAATGTTTACTTCAACACAGGTGAACTCCGCGGCAGATGAAACAAAGACCATCAGAAATGAGGCTTCTCTATCCGGCGGCCGCAGTACCATCAATAAAGCGGATAATGGCGCAATTATGGCACGGCCTTCTCCAGAAGAAATTAAAATTTTGGAGCCGTTGGTCGCGTCTTATGGTCAGCCCAATATGGTAACTGACATTTTTAAGGTCAGAAGTGGCGAGTGGTCTCAAGTCCGTATCTGGTCGATTGTGGATTTGGGTACACTGAGAAAGCACGATTTGTTCATCACTGACAGCCGTCTTGAAGCCATTGAGGGATTCTTTGTGAACCCAACTTACTCTGTCCAAGATTGGAGCGATACAGAGGTTCAAACGCTAAACTCCTACATTGAGGAATTAAACACAAGAAAGGAGCGACGTTGTGAACTACAAGGAAATAATTAACTCACTTGACAACCAACGAATTATTAAGCTGATGGAACAACTCGGCGCCGAGCGATACATTGATACACCGCGCGCCATAATCTTTCCCACCATCTGTCACAATCCGATTGGTGAAAGTGGGTCAATGAAGTTGTACTACTACAAAGACAATAAAGTCTTTGTGTGTTACACCGAATGTGGCACAATGTCTATCTTCAAACTTCTGGAGCACTACTACGAAGTGAACCAGATAGAATACGATTGGTTTGAGGATATCTATGACTTAGTAATTGGTTGTTCCAACTTTTCTCAAGTTGAAGGATTCCAAAAAGCCGAATATAAGTCACAGAAAGACCAATTCACTCCGCGCGCGGCAGTCAAACTTCCTGTATTTGGGGAAGGAGTTTTGGATTGCTTTCAA